ATTAAAGCGTTACAACGGCTTGGCAGATGGCTTCAGGCTTAACAACCTTGTAACCATACACCTGAAGACCGCGAACAATGTTGCCGAACGTTGATTCGGAGCGAATAGTTTCCATCTCTGTCATCTGTGATGCAAAGGTGAAACCCATTTTATGACCAGCAATAACGTCGAAGTTAGCGCCAGTTTTCTTGATGTTGTGGCTCATGTAAACTGTGAACCGGTCAATCATACCCAAGCGACCATTACGTAGAGGTGATGTGCTATCACCAGTAAGAGACGCATCTTTAAGGTCTGAGCGTTTAATCAAGCCAGCCATTTTCGCTGGGATAACAAGGTAACGATCAGACTCAGGAGTATTAGCTTCGTCCAAAACTGTACCCATGTTAACGATCAAATCAATGACGTTAGTAGTGGTTAGTGCTTCAGGTGCGCCTTGTGTACCCAAATCAATGTCGCCAGAGATTGCGCCTGCAGTTGCACCTTTGTTAAGGGCAGAGATGTCTGGAAGCATGTCGGTAAGTACGCGCTGGTCGATCTTAATCTTCATACGCTCAGAAGCGTCTTTAGACCAAGTATCCATCAAGTTTACGTCAGACTGGATGTTGTCAACGTCATCTTCAACACAGGCAAAATACTCACCTTTGTCGATAAGAAGCTGCAACTTAGCTTTATCAGGGTTTTCAACTGACAAAGTTTGGCCTTTGACGTAATCACGAATGGTGATTTCTGGTGTGGTACGGATGTTTACCGTGTCACCCATGTTACGAATTTCACCTTCGTATGCTGTGTTTGAGATTGCTGACAATACTGTTGCATCGTAGAAATTCTCGATTAGTTTACCGGACCAAATTTCAGGGATAAAATTACCTGAATATGATGGGTTGCCGGGGGATACTGGAAATGCCATGTTAGGCTCCTATGTTTAATTATGCATTGACGATGCGACCTTCCCGCTGTGCAGCGAAAATGTCACGTTCTTTTCGGTCACGCTCCTGCTCTTTCCCCTTATACTTACCCTTCAGTACATCAGAAAAGAAACTCTTGATGTCATTTGAAGTGTAGGTATTCGGTTCAGCTGAGCCTTGGGTACCACCAGAACGTCCACGTCCCGGCGCTACTTGTCTTTCAAGCTCAGAAGCAGCAGTAGCCTTCCGACTGGGTTGAGCAACAGACTGGCCAGTTTGCGCCTTCCATGTAGAGAAGAAGTTGGTTACGCGCCGCGCATCAAGATTTCGCTGAGCGTCATCAAGATAAGTCTGGCGGCTAATACCTGTAAGAGGATCAACGTCTAACAACCAAGACTGAAAGTTTTGGTCTGTGTTAATCTCTTGCCAATCAGGTACTGCGTTCTGAATATCGGACCAGAAGGCTTGCTCCGTGGTAACTGCTTGCCTATGCTGTAGTTGCTGCACTTGCGGCACTACGCTGGTTTGCATCCCTCGTACAAGATTTTCTAACTGGTCAATACGTGATTGCTGTTGGCCAGCTTCTTCACGACTAACACGCCGCATAACATCAATAGATTCGCCGTACTCCTCAACATCTGCATCAGTCACGAGAGACTGCGCAGCTGCCGTAGAAGTAGGGTTAGGCGAACTCAGAGTTGTCATAAGCGTTTCTAGCTGTGAAACACGAGATTCCAGTTCACGCTTTTCGGCGTGAAGTCGCGGTACTTCAGCGTTGTACATCCCTTGAAGCGACTTGTATCGCTTCTCAAATGTCTCTTCTTCATCTGCACTGCCCACCTGTACTTGCTCTTTATCGGTAGGCTCGGCTGCTTGTTGTTCTGCACTGTCGGTGTTTTCCACTGCCACGGGCTTAATGTTTTCAACCACAGCCTCGGATGTACCATCCTGTTCTGTAATCTCTGAATTAAGATCGTCGTACAATTTCTGAACAGCCTCAGACTGCTTTCTAACTTGCGCTGGTATTGCCATGTTAAACGCTCCTATCGGTATGCGTAATTAAACAGCTGTCTCATGGGGAAGACTGTGCTGCATATTCAGGGGACTTTTCAAAAAGGTCTTTGACCTCTCTAAGAACTTGGCACCGCCCCTGCGAACGTGCCACGTTCTCTCTGCCCACGTTGGGCAACTGCTCTAGCTCGTGCTGATACCAGCTGTCGAGCCAAGAGAGTATTCCGGGGTGCTGGCGAGTCGCTGCCGCTAGCACTTTTATTGTATCAGGTTCGGGCCGCTTCATGGCGCACCCGTAGGTTGAGGACTTACCACGTTGCCATCGGCTCCACCTTTAGGCGTGCCATCGGGCTGTGTAGCCGCAGGCGCGGCCTGTGCTTGTTGAGCAGCCATCTGAGCTTTACCCTTGGCCTGCTGTGAACCCTTTTCTCTGGACGGTATAATGTCGTCCACGGGCATCTGCAGACCTTTAGCAACTTCGCGAAGCAATGCAGCACGTCCGTCCTGACCCACAATCTCAATGTCAATCGGGTTGGCAGTAGCGTTCAAGAACTCTACGCGGCGTACGTTCAGTGTCTCTTTAGTAGCCAAATTGATAGCGCCGCGAGCTAATACTTCCACATCGCCTTTAATAGATTCGTCCTCGTCGTAGCGCATGTTGTAGATGAACTGACGTTGTACGATAGGGCGCACAATATCGTTATCAATATACATAACAATCTGGCGAATACCTTTGCCAGCTGAACCCATAAGCATCGAAAGGCCTGACGCAGTACGCCCTGCACCTGATACATTGAGGTCACCTGTGACGTATGATGGCACACCTGAGTGATCGTCAGCTAACTTACTGAACCTATCATACACACCCATCAACTCGTTAGCACGAGAGTCAGGCTGGGAGAAACGTACTGCAGGCGCACTAGACCCTAGAGGATCGTTAGTTACCTGCCAAATTTTCCAAGGATGGAGTTGCGTAATGTCCTCGTTAGGAGGGATGCGCTCAAGGTTAACTTCAACTTGAGGCCCAGATGCGAGTCCCATATTATTGACAAGGGACCGCGCAGCCGCGTTACAAACATTCTGGAGGTCTTCAATGATTTCGGGAATACCTTTACCCCAGAAAGCGCCGGGCGCTTTGATAAACGAAGTTTTAACATAAGGTTTCTCACCTAGAGGGTCATAGTTTAGTATGGCTTTTACGACGTAGTTACCTACAACCCACACGTTTGCATCGTATTCTTTAGCAGCATCAGGCACTTCTTCTTCACTAAGACCCCAATCCTGCAGCATTTTACCACTTACTTTACCCCAAAATTCAAGAGCGTCGAAAGTTTCTGTGGGAGATTCGTAGGAATAATACTTACGTTCCTGCTCTTCTTCCTGCAATTTAGTGTCTTCGTTGATCCAAGACTGGCCGTTGCCGATCTTCAATACTTCACGAATAGCCTCATCATCATACCCCGGTACACCTATAAGATCAGCCAACTGGCTGCGGCTCATAGGGTGATGCTCAAAGATATACCCTTCGTTTATATGGGTAATACCCGGCTCAGGGTAGACGTTAAAGGGATTAACACGTTCGTACTCAGGGCCTAGGCGTTCTGTACCCTCCACAATAGTGGAGCCATCTTCGCCTTTACTGTAGCCTAAGATGCGCTGCCTACGGACCACTGGGCCTTTTACAAACGCAGACGGGTACGTAACCATGTCTGTGATAAATTCATTGAAAGCATCAGCCCAACCGCCTTGTGCAAACTGGTCATTGATCTTCAACTTCATTTTGTCCGCACGGTTCTGTGCTTCTTGCAGCACAGCAAACCTAAAATCTTGACTAACAACTTCTTCAAGCTCAGCCATTTCTTCCACGGTAGGGGCCACGCCCTTCGCCTGCATATCCTTTATGACCTTCTGAGCAAAAAGATTTTTAAGCTCTTCAAGTTGGTCAGGTGCTAGGTCAGGGATGGGCGTAGGCGTCAAGTCCCAAGGGGGAGTACCAGTGTCAAGTAAAATATCCCGCAGCCAGCTTTCAGCCCCACGACACTTTACTTCAGTAATCATCATGTAGACCTGAGAGCCGCCCTGACCCTTAATCTGTTGTAACTTGTCAGCCTCGTACTGGCCGTTACGCTGCCTAAGCGCACGTAACATAATGTTTTCAATGGGTTTCTTTGCAATACGTGCAGGGTTCCAGCAGGATTTAACATAGGCAACAAGCCCTAGTACAAGCTCGCTTTGCTGGCGATCCTCCATCTCGCGATGGAGTTGTTCTTTTTCTGCTTTTACCAGTTCGTCATTACTGACGACTCGTAACATTGAAAGCCCTGCCATTAGTATGCTTTCTTGCTTGGTTTCTTAGTAGCCGGTTTACTGCTTTTTAAGCAACGACCTGCTTTTTTGCATTTTTGTGGTGTTGGACACCCGCGACATGTTTTCATAACGCTCTCCATACAGCAATATGTTTATGGTTATACACCTAGTCAAGTTTTGGTGCAAGCAAAAGAAAAACCCCCGCTAGGGGAGAATGTCTAGCGGGGGGAGTATAGTTTAAAAACAGGCGAGGAGGACATGCCTGTGCAGTAACACGCCACCGGCGTACCACATTGTTTCAACTGGTGTCAAGTCCAACCACCTGCGGACACAGACTTTACATCTCTTCGCCTTGCAAGCAGGTCACCATCAGATGCCGAACCTACATGCAACATAAAGTACTGTAAGGCTTCGGCAACGTGGCTATGCTTGTTCTTGTCAATGGTTCCGTTCTTCTTATGAAACCTATAGCCGCCCATCATTGCAGCTTTAAGCTGCGAACACCTAGGGTCCACTACGAACGCACTGTCACCGTCCACCTGCCGCATAAGAAAGTCGTCAACAGAGCTAAGTCGGGCGCTAATGTTGTTAGTTTTAGCCGCAATAACGCGTAATCCCTCTGNNGTCCACGGGGGTCTTGTTGCCCGATTACAGCCGCAGGTGTCAAGCCTAAATCCATGCCGACAACGATGGGCCGTACCCCGTTGTTGATGGGCCGCAACGTACCTCTACCCATGTGGTAATCTGGCCTAAAGTACTTATACACAGGCTGACCAGCAGAGCTTAGCCCGTAGTCACCATCAATAAACACACGGATGTATTCTTCACTGCGCCCTTGTGTATCATAATACCCGTCAGGTAAATGCTCAACATTCTCAGCAAACGCACTACGCCCACTTGGTTGCTTAAATACATCCCAGCCGTTGTCGTTGTGTCCGACCCCATCTTTCGGGTCGATCTGTTCCATCTGGTAGTACCACCAAGTGTCCATGGTAGGCGGGTTAGTATCCCCCCACATCCCATACCACGTTGGACCGCCATCCTTAGAGCTAGGAAAACGCCCGATCCGCTTAGACATAGCATCCACAATATCAGGGTGGATGTCACGACACTCATTAAACCATGCAAAGGAAAGCTCCAGTGAGTTAAGGTTAGCTACATCGTCAGCATCATCAAGCGCACGAAACATTATCTCGCACTCAACGTCACCGACCTCAAAGAAATATGTCTTGGTTGTGCGCATGTACCGCCCACACACCCCCGGCGGGAACCAGTCCAAGAATGTCTTGATCACAGTATCCTGCAACTGTCGGGCTGTCTCACGCACAACAGCCGCCCGTGTCCTTCGCTTGCCGGTAGCGTCAGGTTTCTGCATAGACGCCCTACGAATGATCTCAAACGAACAGGTCACAGACTTACCGGACCCAACAGGCCCCATAAGAACCCGCATCTTCTTGTCCGAGTTCATAAAACTTTCCCCCGTAAGCGGGGGTGTATAGCTAATATCAAGGGCCATTGGCGGCTTCCGGTGGTAAATTACCCACTAACATAATGATTATCTCCCTCGGTTTACGGTTCTTTTTGGGTGGTACAATCTTAGTCTTAAACGAATATTCTGCCCGAATTAGCAGTAATCTAAAGGTATTATACTCTTCTATGTCCCCAAACCGGGCAGCAGGTAGGCCTTCATACGTACTGTCAAACTTCTGCAGAATACCCAATTTCGGCGTCCTCCACCTCATGTTCCACTGTCATAGCCTTATCTTGACCACCTAGGTTAATTGTTATCTTGACGCCACCAGCAGCATTGGAATCGCCATCGTCGGCCTTGGTCTCAAGCCCCGCCCACTTTACAGTAGACTTAATAAGGTCCGCCTTCACAGCAGCTGACACATCTGGATTGTGTATCAGACCCCACGATGTCGTAAGCAATTCTTCAGCTTGCGCACGAGCCTTGAGTTTAAACGTCAGGCCCTTTTCAGTGATGTCATCCCTATAAGCGCCCACGCGCTTTAGGAAAACCGGGTCAGCATTGAACCCCGATATATCTTGGCCACTTACTTTGTGGCGTTGTTTGACTTCATCAAGTGTTTCGCCGCTCCCTTCCAGCATTAAAGCTATATCGAAAGCTAGGCGATCTGACCACTTGGTGTGGAATAGCGGTAGGTTATCCATTTGGTACCTCTGTTTGGGGCAAGTATAGGTGCATTGTGCGGAGTCGGCAAGATAATTTAATTTCTAAGTATACAAACTTTACACGTTCCTTTTTTGGGGTCGTGGTTTAAGAGGTTTACTATAATAAGGGGGGCGTAGATTTTTGCCAATCCATGTACCCCCC